ATTTTTGAGGTAGAACCGTCATCGTCACCGTCTCCCATCATATCTATTCCGAAACTTTCGATAAGTGATGTTTGAAAAGATTGTATATATATATTATATAATAACATACCTATACCTATAATAAAAATAATAAAAGCAACTATATACTTACTATTCATTGATTTTATTCCTATATTTATTTTAAAATTTGCAAATTTCATATATTATTTAATTATATATATAATTATATATAATACCTATAAAATCTATAAAATCTATAATTGGTATAATATAGTTTTACAATTTATAATTTATAATTTATGATTTATGATTTATGATTTATGATTTAAAAATCGGACTTTCATTAATTGTCATTCCACAATAAGTTATGGGATGTTTTGAGTAATCTACAGCAGTGTATACATGACATCTAACTGCGTTTTCTAATAAAAATTTAAAATTGCTCCAGAATTCTTCTTTATGTCCTATAGATTCTGTCATTGTATGCGACAATTCATGAATGGCTACAAATGTAAGTGTGTTTTCGTCAATTAATATATCTCCTGTTTTTGTAGTATTTAAACAAAATGCTATTTTTTCTCCTTTATTTTCGCTATATGCTGTATGTTCGCTATCTGGCTCATTTTCTATAATAGTTTGAGGATTGAAATTTTTTATAAGTCGTTGGACATTTTCATAAGTAGGATATGTCTTCTGCATAAATGCAACCAATTTTTTCATTTTTTGTGTAACGGTTGCTAATAAATCCGCAGCCATTTCTAATTTAAGTCTTTCGCGAACACAATATGTATTTCCATCTACATTTGAAGTAATGCATTTTAAATTTGACATATCCGAACTAAAATATATTTTCATACATATGATAATAATCAGTGCGGATAAAATATATCCTATTGTATTTATTTCCATAATATGGTAATAATATTATATATTATATAAATAATAAATAATATTGTATAAATAAAAAATAATATTGTATAAATAACAAATAATATTGTATAAATAATATTGTATAAATAACATTGTATAAATAATAAATGCTATATATGTGAATTATTTATAGTTTATAGCATAATTACTGAGGGCCGCATCCTACTTCAAGAGGTTGGCGGAAAGCATCAGGTTCAATGGTAGTGTTATTCCAAGGACTGACAAGCAATTGAGGGTTTGGGGGTTCTGAACGAATCTGTTGGTTAGCATTTCTAAGAGTGCTTCCGATAGTGTCTACACCAATCAAATAACCTGCGTTTAAAAAGTTAACGCCCATAAAATCACCGCTTCCCATGGGTTTTAAACTCCATCCGCTATTATTATCGCTAGGAAGAAGATCAGATGGGGTATTCATGCTTTGGCTATTGCAATTTGAGGGCATACCCGACATACTAGAATCACTAGAATTTATAGGAGCATAGTCTACATAGAAGGTTCCGTCGTTTGCGCCGCTAGGATTGCTACCATTATTGCTTGGTGCGTTTCCAGAACCGGATGAACCACTGCGCCTGTTGGCTGATTCATAGTTCTCGGGATAGAAATTCTTATTTGATGAATAGTTGTAAATAACATAAATAAGAACAAGTCCTCCTAAAAGTAAAAGAACGTGATGTGCCTTGAAAGTTTTCTGTAAATCTTTAAGCATCGTTATATAAAATAAAAGATAAAATATTTTTATAATTTTAATATTAATTATCGCTTATGAATTAAAATTAAACAATTATCAATTATAAATTATACTCCTTAAGTAATTAAAAATAACTAAATTATATAAATTATGTAAATTATGTAAATTATGTAAATTATGTAAATTATGTAAATTATGTAAATTATATAAAATGATTACTACTTGACTTATTATATTTATAAATTTACACTTTCAAATATAAATGTATTTTCTGCTATACTGTCCGATTATGATTCATTGGAATCCTCATTTTCAGATTTAGAATCTCCATCATTACTATCATTATCATGATCATCATCATCATCATCATTATCATCATTATCATCAGAATTACTAAAATCAGAATCGGAATCATCGAGCATATATATTTTTTTAATTTTTTTTACTTCTAAATAAGCATCAAAAGCTAATTTTCGAGCGGTTCTCGCCTTTTCTTTTGCAGCACAATATATTTCATAATAAATATCATTTGGTTTTTTTAATTTTATATTTTCATTGTTATTTATTTCTAAATCTGCTTCGGTAATTTCTTTTAGTTCTAAAGATTCTATTTTTTCTAAATTCGGTTGGTTTATTTCTTTATTTTTATTTGCGTCATTTCCAATTTTTTCACTAACTATATTGCTAAGAGATCCAGATTCATTCGTCGTATCTACTATAGGTTCGCTTAATGTATCCCTTGCAGATTTACACTTTATATCTACCATATCTTCGCTCACATATTCGCCTATAGGTTCACTTATATCTTCATTATTATGATTACTATTACTATTACTATTATCATCATATTCAGATTTTATATCATCTACAGCATTAGCTACTGCATTGTATATTTTATTGTTGTTACTATTTTTGGATGCAACAGATACAGTAGATAATGTGGATACTGTAGATACAATGGATTCTGAATTTTCTGTAGATTTGACATTTTTCTTAATAACACATGATTGGAATACGGGTTTATTTGCCACGACAAGAGCTTGACGTAAAATAATTTCAAATTGGAAACTTTTAGATGTAAATTTAATCCCCTGTATTTCTAAAACTGTTATTAAATCATTTTCAGGTTTTATATCTTCTAACGTAAGACTATTTTCACTTTCATCAAAAACAAAACATGTAGGTAGTTTAACCAGGTTTTTTGATGGTGCTATATTTGCACGTAATAAATAAAATTTACCTGCTTTATATGGTCTCAATGTTGCCGTAAATGCGTTTTCTATATCATTAACATCTATGTCATTTGTAAACCATGAATTCTTTTTTTCGTGGATTTTTTCAACACAAGATTTTTCTAAATTTTCCATAAATTCTATAAATGCAGAGTCATCAGACGAGAATACAAGATCAATATATGATTTTTTTGCAGAAGATATAGCTACACCTTGTTTTGAAATACATTTAGGCGTTTGTAAATAAAGCATATCATTGTTTATATTTAATTTTGTAAAAAAAGAGCCACCTTGCAATGATTCAGGATGTGTTAAAATAATTTTACTAAAGTCAAAATTATTATATACTGTGCAAATATTTGCAGTTGAACTAATATCCATTTAATGCTTAAGGAGAAAATATAGATAATAATAACACGCAAAAAATATATAATAATTATGTTTTTATAAAGTAATTAAGGATTTATATTATATTATTATAAGTCGTAAAAATTAAAGATATGAAAGATATGAAAGATAAAATTACAGATTATTGTTTAGAATTTATAAAAAAGGATGAAGTTAAAACTGAACTAAAGAATTTATTTAAACCTATTATTAACTTAATATTGGAAGAAATATACCCATATATTTATTTATCATTACTTCTTGTTGTAATTAGTTTTTTTCTTGTTTTAGGAATATTTATTATGTTAATTAAAAGTCACAAAAGTATGTAATGTAATATTATACAACTATTAACTAAATAATTATTTTTTCTAATTAGATAATATAATATAAGATATGGCAAGACATAAACAAAGAAAATCTAGAGGACGTGGACGTAGAGGTGGTGCTGCTCCATTGGATGCAGCTCCTTATCCTGGATCAAATAGTGCGGGACAGTGGAATACATCTGTAGGTGGAAACCAAGTAGCTCAACAAGCGGCAGGATTTAAATCATTTCTTGGAGATATAGCCGATAAATCGGGTGGAGCTGGTGCTAATCCTGGGTTAGCAAGAAATATGGTTGCAGAAGTTGCAATGAAAGGACATGGACAGAGCGGTGGTGGCGGTTCTAGACGCCATAAACGCCATCACAAAGTAAGCCATCGGCGTGGTTCTAGAAAGATGCGTCAGAGTCAAGCACAAAGCCAGAGTCAGAGCCAGTCAGGAGGTATGTTCGCCACATTCGGTGCATTGATAAAAGAGGCACTTGTTCCTCTTGGTTTGTTGGCAATGCAGCAGAGTTATGGTAAGAGTTATGGAAAGAAACACAGAAGTTCTAAAAATCATACTAGAAAACACAGGGGAGGAGGATTCATGGGTTTAAGTATAAAGTAAAGTATGTAGTAAAGAAGTATGTAGTAAAGTATTGATAATAAATAATTATTATATCAACGCATATACTGTATTTATGAACTATCACACTAATATGTAAAATAATATGTAAAATAGTTTAGATATTATTTAGTATACTATAATAGACACTTTCAATTCCAATAAAGAAATGAACAAGCCCCCTGTAGCGAACCATTTAGAAAAAACAATTCAAAACTGGGTTGAATTGGATAATGAGTTGAAAAGAATAAACGAAAAAGCAAAGGATATAAGAACACGCAAGAACGATGTAGAAGATAAAATAATGACATATGTTGAAGATAACAACATGAATAACAGTGTTGTAAATATAACAGATGGTAAAATTAAATTTTCCGAGACAAAACAGACAGCACCACTTACATTGGGTTTTTTGGAAAAGTGTCTAGGTGAAGTGATTGCAAACCAGGGACAAGTAAAACAAATCGTGGACTATATTAAAAGTAAACGCGAAACAAAAATGGTTCCAGAAATTAAAAGATATTATAATTAAAACAATATATAGTTTAAAAATGCCAACTAATTTATATACATAATATAGGTAGTATTATTAAAACATACATTATTATATGTCTAATACATTGAGCGAAAATCATTCAGGAGGTGGTTATGGATCTGGTGATAGTTTAAAAGTATTTCCCCTTCGCAACGAAGATCTTGTTTTTAGTAAAAATTGCGATGGTATAGTAAGTTGTGGATATAAAATAAGCAATGCTCTACTTAATGCGACTCTTGGTATGCCGATGGCAGGAGGTGGTAAAAATAAATCGAATAATAATAATGAATTAAAAACCGCAAAAATAATGGAAGATTTAGTAGTTCCATCTAGTTTATACTATTGCAAACCTATTACGAAAGATAAAGTATTTAATTATAAAAAAGGAAAGGCAAATAAAGCGAATAAGGCAAATAAAGCAAATCGAGCTATTAATGAAAAAAAAGGAAGTGATAGCGATAGCGATGATAATGTAATAGATGAATCATTATATGATAAATTATTATCATTAGTATCATCCGATAAAAGAGTTAAATATGATAAAAAGACAAGAAAAGTTATGGACAAACACGAAAAGGGAGTTAAAGTAGAATCGGGAGAAAATACAAAAAATAAAAATAAAATTAAAAATACGAATAAAAAAACAAAAAAAGTTAAGTTCAATGTGTAGTATGCTGTCAATTTAATAACCATGATATTAAATATTAAAATAAATTAATATTTAATAAAAAAATTTACCCCAATATTACCCCAAAATACTCCAACTATTTTTATTAAACGGGGACAGAAGAATCTCGGGAATACGTGTTTTCCAATAATCAAGTTTCTTTTGCAATTCCATGTCTTTCATACTAACGGGATAAATAGTTGTATTTTTCATATTATCCGCTTCTGCAGATGTTATAATGGGTTTGAACCCATAGCAATTTACACCAAATCGAGCATTAGGATTATCAATTTTGCCACCATTCACACCCGGCCTTCCACAGTCATTTTCGTGTCCTTCAATCGTTTGTAGCTTATCCCATGTTTTTTGTTGTGTCGGGAAAAGAGCCATTTGCCCATCAGACCATCCATAATTACACCATTCTGCACCTTTATTATATGAATTTTCTATCTGATTATATGTTGCTAGTTTACCTCCATATGCTTGACATATTGCTTTCGAATCATCGTATGTGAAATTATTGCTCGGAATATTATATACCTCTTTTTTTATTTTTAATGTGGGCACATTATCTTCACTCGGTGGTTGTTGTATACTGAGATCTATTTTCGGTTTATCTGTAAAAATATCTTTAATGGATGCTGTAAAGTTAACATTAAAGAAATACTGAAAACCATTTATAATAATAAGGACAACAAAAATACTCCATAGTATTACCTCTAGTGTTCTTTTACTAGTTGATTCTCCGCTTAATCCTGTAGATCCAGATGAACCTGGTGTGCCTGGTGATCCGCTACCACTACCACTACCACTACCTTTTCCTAAAGATGAGAATAAAACATAATATAAAATAGAAATAACAACAAACGCCAATAGAATAACTATACGTGTTGTTGCACTGGATGAATCAAGATTTCTTTTACCTTCTGTTGCTAATTGACTTATATATGTTATCGGATTCCCTTCTATCCCTGTTAATGAATTATAACTTATACTCATTGTTTATATTTATTCTATATATATATAATTCAATTAATTTTTTTTTTTCTGTAAAAAAGACAATAAGGTGTATTTCCACTAATTATATTATCATTAATTGCAATTTCAGTTACTTGCGTATCATTAAAATTATACCATTTACCATTCGCATTTTTTATGGTTGCGCTATAGTGTCCGCCACCGATTTGCCCGTGATGATTACAAATAGCATATAAATCATATATGAATGTTTCTTTGGCATATCCTTCTACGTAGGTTGAAAAATCTACATCGTTTATTGGAATATCTATAAATTGTTGATTTTTTTTACTTCTTCCATTCATTGAAGTGATAAATCGCTTAATGTCGATTATCATTATATTTGGAAGACTCCAAAATAATAGTCTTTTATTTACCTCCTGTTTCTTATTTATCTTTTCATTAAACCACGCGTTGTCTCCTTCCAATAATTCCTGCTCACACTGTTTATTAAAACAATCAAATAATGTTATATTTTTATCCTTATTTGCAATACCAAGTTCTTCTTTGGATGGAATAGGCAGATGAATTATCATATAAGGTTCAGGACGTAAACTCAAATAGTTTGAATCTTCTGAATTATTTGGCATATTTTTTGGCGGCATAGGAGTTAACACCGAAACGTGTATTCCGAAAAATATATTTAACATCTCGGAATAATCTTTCGTATATTGCGTTTTCATCATTTCATAACATGCCTTTCCCATTTCATCCTTTTTTGTCTTTATATTTCCCTTAATATCCATAATAACTTCACGCGTTAAAGCACTATGAAATGATTCGAATAAAAATAATAGAAATTCCGGTAAATCGTTTTGAGACCATCCAGTGAATAAATCATGGTTTGTTATTTTTGCAATACGCTGTATCGTATTTATAAAACGCCCTGGCGAAATAACACAATTTTGACTCCACATCAATTTTCGAAGATCGTCCCATTCTACTAACAAAACCGATTCAGGTTTATTATTTAAATGACTCTTATAGTCTCCATTCCCTTTTGATAAAAAATCATTTAACTCATATGTATGTGAAAGACATTGAAGACACGCATTGGCAAAACACGTATTCCCTAAATTTGCAAGACCAGTTATGCCTTTGTCTTTATATTCTTGAAATCTAGTGTTTGGTTGTGCTTGTGCTTGTGCTTGTGCTTGTGCTTGCATTTGCTGATTTTGTTCGCTCATTGTTTTTATGTTTGTTTATTTATAATGATAATGATAGTAAGAGTATAATGAAGTATCGTAGATAGTATTTAATATTTAAACGCATTTAATATTTAAACATATTTAACATATTTAATATAAACAAGTATATTAAATATAAACAAGTATATTAAATATAAACAAGTATATTAAATATAAATATAGATAATGGAAAACAGTCAAAGACGGAATACGAATACGAATACGAATAACATATCTTTTAATAACCCAATACGAGGATATAGTAATAGACATTCTGCATATGACAATGCATTTAATATGGATTTTGAATATGGATATCTAGATTTAATGACAAACTTTGGAACTTTTATTTCAAGAACACAAGAATTATATTCAAATATGGAAACGTGTATATCAAGTATAATTGAAACACAAACTGAAAGAAGAAGATTAATTGCTACACGACGAAATACACGTAGTAATTATATGAGACAATATTTAGTTAATAATGATGATGATGATGATGATGACGATAACGATGTGAATGACAACAATAATGATTTAGTTGATTCTCACAGTTCTCATGCTCCTCATGCTCCTCATGAATCTAATACAGAGATACATACAAATGATACTAATGCGCGTAACTCTGATACGAATACGAATACAAGAAGAGAATTGTTTGATATAGCTAGTGTCGTCTATTCTATACCAAGAACTGTTCTACTTAACCCGGATAATAACACAAACAATACAACAAATCGGAGAAGAAATGGTGGATTAACTATTTCTGAAATAGAAGAAAATACTGAAATCGTATCTTATAATTCGATACTTTCAAATGATATTTTAAATACTGAATGTCCAATTACGCGCGAGACTTTTACACCACAATCTGTTGTTTTAAGATTAAAACAATGCAAACACTGTTTTGTGCCTTTTCGTATGATGACATGGCTTGAAACACATGCAACATGCCCTTTATGTAGATGCAATGTTATTCAAAATACTACAAATACTCAAACTGAAGTAAATAATACACCTAATACTGCACCTAATAATACACCTAATACTGCACCTAATAATACACCTAATACTGCACCTAATACTGCACCTAATACTGCACCTAATACTGCACATACGAATAGTTATACAAGAGATACTAATATTAATATATCTAATTTATTCAATAATTTAATTAGAAGTAATAGTAATGATTTTAACAATTTATCAATCGATAATGTTAATGATAATTCTATTATTTTTTCATTCGATGTGCCATCATCTAGTCTACCAAGTGAAGGTAATGCAAATTCAACCCTTCTTCCACAAATAGAAAGACTTATGGCAAATACATTGTATGGAAATATGTATAACAGACAAACTACACCTGTGGCTCCTGTGGCTCCTGTGGCTCCTGTGGCTCCTACTTCCACCACTACAATTGCTACTACGACTACGACTAATTCATCGAATTCTACTAATACATCAGATACTACAAATACATATGTAAATAATAATTTTAATAACTACCCTGATTTAGATTAGTTGTATTATTTATATTATTTATATTATACTAAAAATTGAACTATAAAAATTATATAAATCATAATACAGAAAATCAGTAACATTAATAACAGTAATATACTTAATTAAAATGCCTAGAAGATCATTCTTTATGTATCCTGATAATACAGACGATGAAGATAGTTTTGATGAAAATGATGACTTCATTTCATTATTAGATGTAATATGTAACTCATTATTGTGGATATGTATTGTATGGACGTGGAATCAACTGAAAAAAATACCTTCTATTATTTGGTGGTTATTTACTATTATGTATTCACTATTTGGCTACTACATTATGTGGGTTGCTTTACATTATGCAGCTGTTCACTTATATCCTGCATATTGTGCACCATTTACTATAACCGGTTTCATTCTTTCCTCCTTCATGGTTGCTGCTCCACATTGTGTTGCTATGCGATGGATGATTACAGAAGGCGCAAATGTCATTGTCACGATGTGGGTTGCTGTTGGCGCATATGCAATTCAACGCATGATAAGACGGCCCGCCTAACGTTGTCGTATAATTTATATGTATAAAAATAATATACCAGAAATATATACAGGAATATATATTATATTATTTTTTATAGTATGTGGTTTAACGAATCTGATATATTAAAATATTTTAATTCTTTTTCAATAATAGATTTAAAAGATTTAAATGGATATGTCCTCCCTCATGCCG